AAAGAATATTTAGAGATACCCAACGTTCACTTAAACAAAATGCCTGCTTGTCCGTTTGCTCGACAAGCTTGGAGAGATAATAAAGTTTGGATAGAAATCCGAGATCCTGACCAAGGATACCGTCGTCAGTTACTCAATTTAGTAAGAAAACTTGATTATACAGAAAAAGAGATACTAATCTTCTGTGACCCTTATTTTAAGGAATATGGACTTAATCGCTTTCAGAAAATAATAGATTCTTTCAATGACAAATGGAATATAGAGGATCATTATTTCATGGGTTTTCATCCCAACAATCCTGCCACAGAAGAAGAACAAGAGTTCTTGGTAAGTCCTAAAGGTGACGATGTTGAGATGCCAGAAAGCAAGGTTGCCTATAGTATGATGCTAATACAAAAGTTCTCGCAATTATATGAAGCATCTGATAGATTAAAGCGCATGGGATACTATAAAAAGTGGCCTAAAGAGTATTACAACGAAGTTGTAGATTCTCGACAAAAAACGTATAAAAAACTATTTTTAAAAGGAGCGAAAAATGGACAAAAAAATACCTCAACGTAAGAGAATGGCAATGGGCCTGATGGGCGGTGGTATGGCGAAAAAGAAGAACGTCATAAAAAAACGCGGTGGCGGAATGGCTAAAAAGAAAAACGTCGTAAAGAAGCGTGGCGGTGGGATGATGAAAAAAGATCCTATGGGCATGATGGGCGGCGGAATGGCTAAAAAGAAAAACGTTGTGAAGAAACGTGGCGGCGGCATGATGATGAGAAAGATGCGTGGCGGCGGTATGGCTAAGAAGAAAAAATAATAATGGCGACATCTGGAACAACCGATTTTAATTTAAGTATTGATGACGCTATTGAAGAAGCGTACGAGAGATGTGGTTTACAAACTCGCACAGGTTATGATTTAACTTCTTCAAGACGTGTTCTAAATATCATGTTTGCTGAATGGGCAAACCGTGGAATTAATATTTGGACAATCAAGCAAAGAACCGCAACACTTGCAGCAGACGATCAAAGTAATACTAACGATTTTGCTACCGACATTGTCGACGTTTTAGATGTTGTTGTTCGAGATGGAACCACCGATTTTACTGTTAATAAAATTAGTAGAGCGGAATATTTAAATACTCCTGTTAAATCAACAACAGGACGACCCAATCAATTTTTTTTCGACGGTCAGATTGATCCGAAAATGTTTTTTTATCCTGCAGCGGATAAAGCATATACAGTTGTGTATAATGCTTTAACAAGAATACAAGATGCAGGAGCTTACACCAATACAACAGATTTACCTTTTAGATTTTACCCTTGTTTGGTAGCAGGACTTGCATACTATATTGCAATGAAAAGAGCTCCCGAACGTATGGCAGATTTAAAATTTGAATATGAAGATGTTTGGAAAAGAGCAGCGGATCAAGATGGAAATAGAGATAGTGTGTTCTTAACACCACAAAATTATTTCGTAGGTACCTAATGTCAAGATATGCAAGTGGCAAATATTCTTTAAGAATATCTGATCGATCTGGTGCTGCTTTCCCCTATAAAGAAATGGTGAAAGAATGGAACGGTTCGATTGTTCATACTTCAGAGTTTGAACCCAAACATCCACAATTAATACAAACAAAAAAACAATTAGCTGATCCTGAAGCTTTGAGAATAGCAAAAGGTCAGATTGCAGATGCAATAGCCTTTCCACCAACGGACGGTATTAACTTTAGTTCGTTTCAATCGGAGGGAATGCAACCCGCATCCATAAGCAAAGATACTATAGTGGGCACAGCACTAGGTAGCGTAGTTATTGGTCCTACAGGCTCTGTTCAAATATTTACAATGACTGTGGCTGCAAAAGCAGGTGGCGGAGGTAACGCTTATTATGCAGACGGTCTTCAACAAAGAGCTTTTCAGTTTCAAGTAGGTCAAGTTCGATCTTTTTCATTTAGTGATAATAGTTCGGATGGACATCCTATGTTACTTAGTACGACATCGGACGGAAGTCACAGTGGAGGGTCAGTTTACACTACTAACGTGGCTTATAGATTAGCAGGTAGTACGTTTGTAGATCAAGCAAGTTATATAGCTGCGTTCACATCACCGTCTCAAACTAGAGAGTTAATACTAACAATAGACTCTTCGACGCCTACGTTGTATTATTATTGCCCTAACCATCCGGGTATGGGAGGATCTATTACAGTAATATGAATTATAGTGAATTATTAACAAATATAAGAAATTATTCAGAGGTAAGTTCTGATGTTTTAACCGATTCTATTATCAACGTATTTATCGTAAACGTTGAAAACAGGATTCAAAGAGAAGTTGATCTAGACGCATTTAGAAAATTTGCTACTTCCACTCTTGTTATAGGTAATCCCTTTATCACAATGCCTAATGATTTTGCTTTTGAAAGAGGCGTTCAAATAGTAGATGGTAACGCTGATAGAGAGTGGTTAGAACAAAAAGATACTACCTTTATTGATACGTATAATGTTGATCGAGTTAACAACACAGGCACTCCAAAGTATTATGCCAATTGGGATGATAATACTTTGATAGTTGCTCCTACTCCGAATGCAGCACTTACAGTAGAATTATGGTATAACAAAACACCAGACAGATTATCTAGTACAAATACTACGACTTGGTTATCAACCAACGCACCAGAGACTTTAATTTATGGCACTTTGGCTGAGACTTTTTCTTTCTTGAAAACGCCTCAAGATGTGCAATTATATGAACAGAAGTACGCTCAAGCTGTGCAGAATTTAGCACAAACTCAGATGGGCAGAAAACGTAGAGACGAATATGCAGATGGGGTCCTCCGTATTCCTCTTAAATCAGTTGGCCCCGGAGGTAGATAAAAATGGCAATAACACAAGGTGTATGTGATAGCTTCAAAAAAGAGTTGTTAGAAGGCGAACATGACTTTCGATCCTCTGGTGGCGATCTATTTAAATTAGCTTTATATACAAGTTCCGCAACTTTAAGTAATACAACAACTGCGTACACAACTTCTCAAGAAGTTAGTGCATCCGGCACTTACGCTGCAGGCGGTGGCAACCTTACAAATACAGGTGCCGCAAAAACTAACAACACTTCTTTTATAGACTTTAGTGATATTAGTTTTACAAGTGCAACGATCACTGCTAGAGGCGCTTTGGTGTATAACGCAAATACTACAGCAACAACAAATACAAATGCTGCAGTTATGGTTTTAGATTTCGGATCTGATAAAACAGCTACATCAGGAACTTTCACTGTTCAGTTTCCAACGAATGATGCTTCAAGTGCTATATTAAGACTGACGTAGCATACTGAGGTAAGCTACTATGTTTTTTGGCGCTACAACTTTCGGAAATCGTACTTTTGGAAATCAAGCAAGTGCGAGCGTAGATGTCACTCCAACCGGTATTGGAGTAACCGCAACAGAGGGCGCTTTAATATTTACAGGGGACGTTACTACTTTTCCAACAGGTATTGGTATTACCATTGCTCAAGCGAGTGCGATCCTTCCAAACGTTAATGTTTTTCCGACTGGTATACAAATAAACTCTACTTTTAATAACTCAGGAGTTGCAGCGGACGTTGGAGTTACAGCTTTCCCGGCGGGAGTTATTCTGAATATGGTTCAAAACAGCGTAGGCGTTAGAGGTTGGGCAACTGTAGATGATAGTGTCACAAATGAATGGACTCCTGTCAGCGATACAGCCTCATTTTCATGGGCTGCAGTAGATGATAGTGTCACAAACACATGGACAGAAGTAGATGACAGCGAGCTAGGATAGTGTTATAAATTAAACAATGGCAGATTTCGTATTAAATGATCGTGTAAAAGAAACTACCACCTCGACAGGCACAGGCACAATTCAATTAGCGGGTGCCGAAACAGGTTTTGAGACTTTTGTGTCTGGTGTAGGCAATGGTAAAGAAACATTTTATTCTATATTCGGCATATCAGGCTCAGAATTTGAAGTGGGTAGAGGCACAGTCACAGACTCCAGTCCCGATACTCTTTCAAGAACAACCATCTTTTCATCATCTAACTCTGATAGCGCAGTAGATTTTTCCGCGGGGACAAAAATAGTGATTTGTTGTCTTCCTGCAAAACAAACACCTTCGGCAGGCATGACTGCTACAACTTACATTAACACACATAATTCAACTATTTCTGATGATCAAACAATTAATTCAGGAGTATTAGCAGGCCCCGTTTCAATAACAGGGACCGTGACAGTAACAGGAAACTTGGTGGTGGTATAGATGTCAAAACTTGAAGTAGATAAATTAACTCCTCAATCAGGAACAAGTCTAACTGTCGGCGATACTGGAGATACGGTTGTTTTCTCAGACGCAACGGTTACTTTACCGGCTGTACAATCGGTAGCAACAGAATTAAAAACAAATAAGATATCTCCTGCCTCTGGAACAGCATTTACTTTCGGTGATAGTGGTGACACGTTCACAATTCCAAGTGGCGTTACAATTGCAAACAATGGAACACAGACAGGGTTTGGTGGAACTAATACTCCGAACTTCAGAGTTACTTTAAGTAGTAATCAATCTATAAGTGATGAGACTAATACAAAAGTAGCATTTGATACAGAAGACTACGATAGTAACAATGCCTTTGCTTCTAATAAATTTACCGTGCCTTCGGGTCAAGCGGGTTTGTATTTTCTTTCTTCAAAAGTAGTTTTTGATTGGACCTCAAGCGGTAGAATTTTAGAGTTTAGATCATTTATATATAAAAATGGCAGTTCAATATCTGAACAAAAAACTAACTATGAAACAGGTAGTGGTGCGCAAGGTGGAAAAGATCAAACTGCGCAACTTACTGGAGTTTATAATTTAGCTGTTTCTGACTACATTGAAATTTATGCTTATGTAGATTACGGGGGATCAGTAACTATACAGAGTGGAGCAACTATGACAGAATTTTGTGGATTTAAATTGGTAACATGAGTGAATTAAAAGTAAATAAAATATCCCCGAGAAGCGGAACATCTTTCACCTTAGGTGACAGTGGGGACACATTTACAATTCCCGCAGGAGCAACGATTACTAACAGTGGAACTGCTACAGGATTTGGCGGAGGTAAGGTTAATCAAGTAGTCAGTGCTACACAAAGTGCTACAGTTTCAATTGCTAGTTCTTCAACCTCTAACTTTGTTGATATTTCTGGACTAACTTTGGATATAACACCCTCAGCTTCATCAAGTAAAATTTTAATTTTTTATGTTGTTCATGCTGGAGCTGATGCTGGTTCAAGACACATAAGATTAATGAGAGATAGCACACCAATAAGCATAGGGGATGCAGGTAGTGGTAATCAAATAAGATCAACCTCTAGTGCAAGACCTAATAATGCTACTTATGATTATGATACTGCAAATATGGCTGGACAATTTTTAGATAGCCCCAGCAGCTCCTCGCAGCTCACCTATAAATTACAGTGTACACTAGGTTCTAGTTACAGTGGAACATTTTTTTTAAATAGACCAAGAACAAGCCTTAATGCTGACTATAGTCCACTAATGGTATCAACAATAACAGCAATGGAGATATTAAACTAATGGCAGATTTACATAAAGCGATAAGAGCAATACACAATAATGTAATTGTAATAAAGGGTGACACAAAAGAGGATATAATAGCTTTAGACGATAGTGGAAATAGTGTGACTATAGACTGGACAAAGGTTGAAGCATGGACTGACCCAAATGAGTATCAATATAAAAGAATTGCCGAGTACCCTAGCGTTGTTGATCAATTGGATGATTTATATCACAACGGTATTGACGGGTGGAAGGCATCTATAAAATCTATAAAGGATAAATACCCTAAATGAGTAGCGAATTAAAAGTAAATAAAGTATCGCCCGAAAGCGGAACTGGAGTTCAATTAGGTGATAGTGGTGATACGATCACCATACCTTCAGGAGCGACCATAGCTAATAATGGCACAGCCAGTGGTTTTGGTGGTGGCGGTGTTGCTGCTCACGATACAGTAGTAATTACATCTACATCAACCTACACTCCTACTGCAGGAACATCTTTCGTTCAAGTTTATTGCATAGGTGCAGGAGGCGGTGGTGGGGGTTGTGTTACCACTAACAACTTTAGCACAGGCGCTGGAGCTGGCGGTGGGGGCGGAGGTTGCGCTATGAAAATATTTAATTCAACTGAATTAGGATCAAGTGCTGCCGTAACTATCGGTGCTGCAGGAACTGCAGGCGCAGGAGAAGGCGATGGTGGTGACGGTGGAGATACAACTTTCAATCCTCAAGGATCAGGAGCCACCCTAACAGGGGGCGGAGGATCGGGTGGTGTTGGAGTTAATTTTACTTCAACCAATGGTTATGGTAGGGCCTCTGCAGGCGGGACAGCTTCTGGTGGAGATTTAAATTTACGAGGCGGTCCTAGTCTCACTCATGAACAAACAAACGTTAGAGACGCTAGTGGTAATCTTCAAACTACTGGAGGCACAGGAGGTGCGAGTTTTTGGGGGCCAAGTCCGGCTCCACAGTACGCTGGAACAAATGCACATGCAGATGGAACTGCGGGAGCAAACGGATCTGGTGGAAATGGCGCATGTGGAGCAAATATTAATGGTGGCGGTAATTCTAACAATGGTGGCGCAGGTGGTGCTGGAGTTGTAGTAATATTTGAGTATCAGTAAAAATTAAAGTATGATAGGAGTAAGTTATGGCATCAACATTTTCAAGTAGACTTAAATTAGAGCTTCAAGGCACGGGTGAAAACGCGGGTACTTGGGGTGATAAAACCAATAATAATTTAAACGTTTTAGACGCATTTTCTGCAGGTTATTTAACAAAAAGCGTAGCAGGATCTGCTAACGTAACTTTGACAACAGATAATGCCTCACCTACTTCAGAAGCCTCAAATAAAGTTATAGAATTAACAGGCACATTAACTGGTAATATTACAGTCTTTATCCCTGCCGCAGAGGGTCATTACATATTTTTTAACAACACATCAGGTTCTCATTCATTAACTATTGCAGCTACCGGGCATACTGCTAACGGTGTTGCTATCACTCAAGGTGGTCATTCAGAAGTTTATTGTGATGGTTCTAGTGATTTTAACGTCGTAAACGTATTTGCTTCAATGGGCACTATTGGAGCTAGTCTTGCAAACTTTACCGGTAACGTAGCAATAAGTGACAGTAAATATTTAAATATTGGTGCAGGTCCTGATCTACAACTTTATCATAATGGTTCTGATAGTTTTATTGAAAACAATACAGGTGAGTTGAATATTCAAGGAGACAACATCACCATACGATCTGATTCAGGAACAGAAACATTTTTGACAATGGACAAAGATGACGGCGTCGACATCTTTTTCGATAACGCAAAAAAATTAGAAACAACTACTGCAGGTGTGACAGTAACAGGAGCATTGACTGTTACTACAACAATCGCTGCCACATCAACTATAACCACTTCATCTACAATTGCCGCATCAAACATAGGTAATATTACAGCTAGAAATTTATTCACTACAACAAGTTCAGGAGCACCTAGTAGCGGCACTGGAGATAATGGAGATTTCTATCTTATCCATGATGCATAATGGCTAGTGATTGGTATTTAAAAACAAGTTCTAACTGGAAATTAGTTAATAACGCTTTTGTTAAAGTTTCTGGTAATTGGAAAGAAATTCAAGAAGGATACATAAAAGTAAGTGGAGCTTGGAAACAATTTTATCAAGCCTTTGTCGCTACAGCCTTTAGTACAGCAACTGCAAACACAACCATAGTTGTCCCCGATGGGGCTAATGCTATACACGTGCAGGCTGCAGTTGGTGGAGGATCCGGTGGAGTTATGGGCGCTGAGTATGATAAAGCAGGTGGTGAGTCTGCAGGAGCAGGAGGCGCTTCAGGTGGATATGTTTCAGATCAGGTATACTCTGTAACACAGGGAGAAACCTTGACTCTTACTATCGGTGCTGCAGGCGCTAAATCTACAGGAAGTTCTTATAATACAACCGCAGGCAATGGTGGTAACACAGTTTTATCAGGTAGCACAACAGGAACAATTTTTACTTTAACAGGTGGTGTAGGTGGCTCTGGTACAGGTGGTGGTGTTCAAGGACCTTTACGATCAAATAATCCATCAACAGCGGGAACAGCAACCGTAGCAGCTACTGTTCTTACTTCTGGTTCTTTCAAAGAATCTGATGGTTCTAGCGCTTCAATACCTTCTGCAACTACTTTAGATAATGGTCCTGTGGGATCTTATAATAGTTCAGGTAATGGTGTAGCGGGTACAAATCCCGGCAACTGTGGTGGTGACAACTGTCAAATCACAGGTGGTGTGGGTGGTGCATCCTATAATGGAAATATATCTGGTGGAGCAGGTGGTGTAGCAAGTTCTTCAAACGGAGGCGATGGATCAAGAGGATCAGGCGCTGGTGGTGGAGGTGCACAAGGACAAACTAACGGCGGTGACGGCGGAGCGGGGGAAATAGTTTATAGATTTTTACGAGTTCAATAAGAAAGGAATAAATGAAATACGAAATCAACAAGTGGTTTGGTCACCCTATATTTATAACAAAATTAGATGACCACGAAACAATCAACAACGACATCAAACTTTTAATTAACAAAGATATAAAACCAACAAATTCTCAGTTTGCTGCAACTACCGACATCAAAAGAGATATTCCCTTACAAGCTATAACTGATGATTTACATTTAAATAATCAGTTTAAACCTTTGTTTAAGGAAATAAAAAGTAAAATAGTTTTGTTTCTAAATGAACATCATTATGATTTAAGTGTCTTTGATGTGCACATAACAAAAGCGTGGGCAACTTTCTCTAACAAAGGGCAACACATAGCTAGTCACAAACACACCGCTAGTCACTATAGTTTAGTGTATTATGTGCAAGCCAATCAACAAGGAGATATTACTTTTGAAGAGGATCAGTGGCAAAAAACAGGAATGTATATACCACCAAACAATGATTATTATACAAAGTGGAGTGAGATTAATTTCTCTTCTATAAAATATCCTTCTGAAACAGGCGGTTTAATTATCTTTCCAAGTAATTTATTACACTATACACAAGAGAACGTGACCGACGAACCACGGATCAGCATATCTGCTGACGTATTGTTAACAATGAAACCGGGAGTTAAATCAGAACATTGTTTACCGAGTCCTGAAACTTGGAGTAAAGTATGTTAACTGGCGATTTAAAAGATCAGAATATAAGAATAGTTGTTGGAGTTCCCATGTATGGTGGCATGTTATCTGAGTCTACTTTTCATTCTCTTCTTGCTTTACATCAATGGTGTTTAACTCAAAGTATAGAAATCAAAATAAATACAATAGGCAATGAGTCATTAATTAGTCGAGCAAGAAACACTCTTGTTACCATGTTTTTAGATGATCTTAATTTTATCGGAACTCATTTTTTGTTTGTTGATGCTGACATAGGTTTTACCACTAATAATATTGATCGTTTAATCAGGGCAGATAAAGATGTTGCTTGTGGGATTTATCCCCGTAAATGTATTCATTGGAATCAAGTAATAGATGCAATGAAAGAAAATCCTAATATTTCAGAAGAGGAGCTATCTTACAAGGCATTAGGATATAACTTAAACTTTGAGGACAATCAGAATATTCAGATACAAAATGGCTTTGCAAAAGTTTTAGAGGCGGCGACGGGAATGATGTTGATAAAACGGGATGTGTTCAAAAGAATGAAAAAAGCTTACCCTGAACGTAAGTATAAACCTGATCAGATTATCAATGGCGATCAATTTTCCTCTAGTAATTGTTATGATTTCTTTGGAGTTGGCAAATTAGAGGGGGACGAAGAAGAGCGTTATCTTAGCGAAGACTACTATTTTTCTAGACTATGGAGTAGGATCAATGGTAATATATGGGCGGATCTAGCTTCGCCTTTGACGCATCATGGGAATATGCATTTTAAGGGACATGTAGGAGCTATGTTCAGTACGAAAAATGACATTAACACAGATAAAACTCAAACCGGGAATAGTAAAACAGACCAGTAGTTTAGGTGCCGCTGGTGGTTATATAGATTCTGATAATGTTCGATTCCGATATGGGTTACCTGAAAAAATAGGCGGTTGGGAAAAAACAACCAATACTACACTTATTGGTGTAGCACGTGACGCTCATAACTGGGTCGCTTTAGATGGCACTCGTTTACAAGCCATAGGCACTGATAAAAAATTATATATTTTCGCTAACGATATCTTTTACGATATCACTCCAGCACGAGCCACCTTTTCTAGTATAACAAATATTTTTACAACAACCAGTGGCTCTGCTAACGTAACTGTAAATATTACAGGTCACGGCGCTAGTGAAGGAGATGTTGTTACCTTTTCTGGCACAACAAGTTTATCAGGAACAAGTTTTACAGCCGATAACTTTAATCGTAGCTTTGAAGTAAAATCTGTGACCAATGTTAATCAGTTTGTAATACAACAAGATTCTAATGAATCAACCGGTTCGGTCACAACAGGAACTGCTACTGCAGTTTTTGATATAAGTATAGGACCTGCTTTTTCTACTTTTGGTTATGGTTGGGGTACAAATGGTTATGGTGGTTTTACAACCTCTGTTGTTAGCACATTGAATGGTGCACTAGCAGATAATACTTCAGGTACGGGAGGATCAGGTACATCAATCACTTTAGCTAGTACAGCAGGTTTTGCCTCCTCAGGAAAGATTATTGTAGGTGAAGAGATTATATCTTACGGAGGAATTTCATCTAATGATTTAACAGGAATTACAAGAGCAGTTGATAGTTCTACAAGATCAGCACATGATACTGGTACGGTCGTTACCTTCTTTGAAGGTTCTACCGATGCCACAGCATGGAATGAAGCTTCTGCAACTTCTGCAGTTATACTTGATGGTCGTGATTGGTCTATAGACAATTTTGGTGAGCTAATGATAGCTACAGTATTAAATGGTTCAACATTTCAATGGTCACCAACCACAGACGGATTAACTGGTAGAGCAACTTTAGTTACAAACGCACCAACAACTTCAAAGTTTTCACTTGTTTCTACACCGGAT